AACGCCGATTGGTTGATGTTCGCCATTATGCGACCTTCGTCAACTGCTTGGTCAGTCTCTCCTGCGTCTGGAAGCCCGGTGTCGCATCGAGATATGCGTCAATCAACCTGACTGGCACAGGATCGGTGCAGGAAACCTCAAAGACTCTGCCCTGTCTTGCTCTGCCAAGCCTGCGTGCGACACAGCGGCGGTGATATTGCCCTGCCATTCCGAGTCCTAAGTCTCGCGAATTGCTCCACGTATGGGCTGAGTCGTTGCTGTAGCGCAGACTCAGAATAGGTTCCCGAGGATTCCCTGCTCCATCGAGTAACGGCGGCTGAGGTCCGAGCCCTGTTTCCACGTCAATCGTCAGCTCGGAGTAATAAATCCATTTGTTCTCTGTCGAAATGATCGGAGCCCTGCGAAGTCTGCGAATCGCAGCTCCGTTGTCGGTTACGAAGTCCCATGCGGAGCCGTTCATTACTGGAACCGACATCTGGTAGACGTTGCCGCTCTGACGGTCACCGACAAGATGCTTCCCGAAGTTATAGGTATGACACTGAGGCAGAGCGGCTTGGTAGATTCCTGCTTGCGCGAACCAGAAGCCTCGTTCGTGCCACATCTGCGTGGCCGCGTCATAGCACCATGTCGCCTGAGCAGTCGGGAAGTTGATGACCCAAAAGCTGTGCCCATGATCGACATAACTAAAGGCTCGCGCATCCGCGACAGTCGAGTATGATTCCCATGCGTTTTCGACCGCGTAATTGCTCACTCGCGTAGGTGAGTAGCCATTCGAGCGCCATGCCACTCTGCCGCCCTGATCGTTGCGCTGACCGATCCAGAAGATGCCGTTATCGAGTTGCACAGTCGCAAATTCAGCAGCGCAGCCCTGCTCCATGAAGCCGCCCGGTACGGTTTGGAACGGATTCGGGATGCTTCCTGCATCGGCATCCACTTCCGATTGCTTTGCACCGAGAAGCCAGATTTGCCGATGGTCCACGATCATCGACACCACGTTATCGGCAAATGTGCTGATGATCTGCGTCGCAAGGCCGGGCCAGATCGTTGCATCAAGAGACTGTGAGACGAAGTATTGCTGGCTTGATTCGACAAGGGCCACAAAGAAGCCATCCGAGTAGCCGACAATATCGACCGGACCGGGAAAGGTAGGCGCTGGGATGGCGACAAATGTTCCCGCTGGGACAGTCCCTATCGTTTTAAGGTAGTAGACGTACAGAAACCCTCCGCTGGCAATCAGAAGTTGCTGAGGGCTTGCGACCATGTAGGAAGGGTTGCCATCGTCCACCATGACGCCGATGGCAGCGTCCGATCCGTCCGCGAACTGTTCGTAGAGTGTTGCATCAACAACCTTGAAGGACCGCGAATTAATCGTCCATTCACCGCGAACTTGAGCGCCCGCGCGAGCGGAGAACAGCTTGAGACCGGGCGTGGGGTAAAGTTGCTGCACGGACTTCGAGTTTGGACCGCCTTGCTCGACATACCAGTTAATGCTTCGCTGGCAATCAGCGTTAAATGACTCAACCGTATAAGTCTGGTCGCAGAATCCGAACCTAGACATTCGGCTTGGCCTTCTCTGTAGGTATCATGTCGGGCGACATTCTGCCCGGAACGAAATCGGGCGAGACGCGCTGAAAGCCTTTCTTGTACTTCTTGACATCCTTTTCGGCCGCAGCAACCGCCTCTTTGAGTGAGTTGTAGCCCGAAGCCTTCCAGTCAATCCCCTTGGCTATTTCGTTGGTCACAGGGTTAGGGGCTGCAGGGTCCATTGCGACGGTATAGCCCTTGACGAACTCCGCTGACCAAGGGCCTCCGTCCTCATCTCGACCAACGATGTAGGACAGTTTGTGCTTTTGCGCGAAGCTCGCTGCTTCATCGGCTGCCGCGAACATCGCCGCATCCCCACCTTCCTGAATCTTTGCATGAGTCTGTGCCGCTAATGGCATGGCTAGCAGAAGCATCGCAATCGCAGCTTTCAGAATATCCTCTCGACGATGATGTAAATGTTCCCAACGGCTGTTCCTGTATCCGTCGTCGTTACGCTGAAATTCAAGTTTGCCGTCGCTGTGTTTTCGAGAACCTGCGTACCGTTGAACTGGCCGGTCGCGGCAGTCGAGGCCGCGCTGATGATAGCGACCGTTTCGGCCTGCAGATCGTCAGTGACAATGGCATTCACAGTGACGGTATGCGCGGCCTCCAATGTCGTGATGATGACAATAGCCGTGTAGCGATAGATGCCCGGAGGGGCGTTCGCTACGATGGTCGTAGAACCAATCGCGGCAATCGCCACGCCAGTCTTGAGGAAGCTCCCCACAACGACCGGATAGGGCGGCTGCGCTTGGCTGAGAGTCGTCAGGGCCATTTAGACAGGCAGCTCCGACCAGAACAAGGCCGCGTCGTAGGTTGCGGCGGTGAGCGCGGCGTACGGGCTAAGGGCAATCATGTTGCCGGGGGCTACGAGGATGCTCCCGGCGAAGTCCCACATCACAGGCGGCGTCAGTCCGGTCCCGACTGCCGTTGACCACCAGTAGGAGCCGATGGACTCGATGTAGGTCAGTGCGGTCGAGGCTGTCGTAGCAACATTGAGGTATGCCTTGGCAATGGAGCCCGAGCCAGCGAGCGAGAGCGTATTGACCGGCGTGGACACCGTCGCCTGCGTGATTGCTGCCGTTGGACCCCCGTACAGGCGGATGGATGTCGTGTTTAGCGTCGTGGTCGCCTGTGTCGCAAGGGCCACAGAAGCGCGAAGCAGGATCAAGTTCCGACCCGTGGTTGCGGGATTCCACAAACCAATCAGGGGTGTGCCGCCAGCGGCTCCCGTATAGGCGGTAGGCGCAGCCGCAGCGACGCTCGTAAAGAACGTCTGGCCTGAGTACGCCTGTAGATAATAACGGGGGGCATATTCGCTGACACCGACGTTGCCTTGTTGGTCCTGCGGGAACGGCGCCCCCGGTGCTTGCGTCTTGATGAACTGTCCAGAAACCTGTAGCGCCATATCGTCGTCTCCTAGTTAACCTGGAAAATATCCGCAACAATGCCGTCTTGATCGTTATAAGCCCCGGGCATGTTCGCAGCGAAATTGAGATTGAACAATCGCAACTGGCTAACAACCTCCGTAAGTAAATCAACGATCTGCGCGTCGTTGCGCGTCTGCGTCGCTATCGTCGCTAGGTTGCCGCCGGTTTCCTGCGCAGCGTTCGCCGGCAGCGGTAGGGACGCTGCTGAAATCGGCTGCGTCACCGGGAAGTTGCTAACCGCCACGCTTCCGCTTGTCACGGTAACTGCAGGAGGGTTAGCGACGATGGCGGACGCAATGGCCGCTGCTGTCGGAGGGGTCAGTGTCGTCACTGTCGAAGACTTAATATCCACGGTCGGGGGATTCGACACGATAGCCGACGCGATGGAACTGGCGGAAGGTGGAGGAGCCGCCGCGATGGTCGCAAGCGAAGATTCCGCCGCCGTATCGGTCACGGGCAACGGATCGGTAAGTGCTCCCGCTACCGCGCTGCCAATGGCATTAGCGGTCGGAGGCGTCAGAGCCGTTATAGTGGACGCTTTGATGTCTACTGTGGGTGGGTTGCTGACAATGGCTGAGGCAATCGAGCTAGCCGATGGAGGCGGGGCGCCTGCAATCGTGGCAAGCGAAGCCTCTGCGGCCGTGTCTTGCACAACCCAAGGTGATGTGCCTTGCGTTACAGAAATCGGGCCGCCTGAGATGTTGACATACGTATCGCCAACGGCCGGGGCAATCTGGCAGTTCACGTCAAATGACGTGCCACCCGTAAACGTCGTGCAATTCAGCCGGAAGAATCCCGCCTCCGCGCATGGAGCGATGCCGATCCCTTGGACGAGTGGCGTCCATGTGGATACTGTTTCCCAATTGTCGGTTCCATCGGCAGAATATTCGACATTGATCTGCAAACCGGAGAACGAGCCAACGACATTGGCGAGGCTGAACTGGAAGACGCCAGAAGGTCCCACACTGAGGTAAAACAGTTGGCGGAAGTAAGTGGTCGTTGGCCCCGTTCCCGTGATGCCTTTCGCTACCGGACTGACGAAAAGGCGCTGAATACCGATGGCGGAAAGTTGGCTGCTCATAATTTCGTGTGCAGATTCTTGGCGAGCAAGGCTGCTTCCCGCCTGATTCGTACTTCCGATTTATTCGGAGTGTCGTGCATCCATTTCGTCAAAGGCTTTACCTTCTGTTGCTGATATGCGATTCCAGCAAACATGCCCGCCCCAAACACAAAGAAGAAAGAAAGCACGACGTATAAAGCCATCAAGTCGGCAGCCCCGAGAGCCAGTTGAAATAAGGCTTTTGCTTGCCTGCGTCCGGCATTCCTGCATCCTGCGTCGCGATGGTTGGTGATGCGGTGTTCGGTCCCATGATCCGTTGGACCGCTTGACGGCACAGTTCGCGAAGATCGGGTGAAATTGGCCTTTGAAACGATGGGCTGATCGAAAGCGCGAGTGAGTACACAACTGCGTCGAGATAGCCCGGAGGGAAGCAGAACGAATCAGTCAGCGCGAGTTGCGAAAGCAAAATCCACGTCACAAGCTCAATCGGATAGTTGACAGTCGGAACAATCCAGATAAATAGAGACCCATTCGGCCATCCCGGTTGATAGTAGAGATCGGTTGGAAGCGTCCCTGGCACCGCATAGGTTCGCTTGTTCGCCCACCAGTCTTTGTCTCGAATCGCCATGGGACAACGAACGGCGCTATTGCTCCCTGCATTCAGGATGATATTCGCTTCTTCAATCTTCACAGGCCGTTGCGGAACAACGAAATTGCCACTCGGCCCAATCGTTGTCGGCTGAATGTTCGGGATCAGCGGATACTGCGTGAAGTTCATGGCGTAGACATACCGCCTGTCCGCGTTCCACGCGTCGAGCATCCGGTTGAGCTTGTAAAGCCCCGTATTCATCTCAGGGCCGCTAGGCGTCTCATCAGGGTCAATCGCTCCAATTTCGAGCATCGCCATCGTGATGATGTCGCTCGCCTTGTAGTGGCACGAGCCGCCTGGGTTTTGGGCCGGGATGGTTACCGGCCCGGGGGGAAGGATCGGTGCCATTTAGTTAGTTTTCTTCGTTTTCCACGTTTTGGGAACTTGTTCTTCTTCAGGCATGGCTTCTTCGCTGCCAGCGGTAGGCAGACGCTTGATTCCAGCGCCTTGTAGCGTTTCGCGATGAATCAGCGAAGGCTTTTCTTCCCAGCCGTTTTCGATAGCTTCTTTCTTCTCCTCTTCGCTGGCCGCTGCCTGCATGCGCCCGTCCGGGTGATACATAAGGCACGGATAAGGCTGCGGGCCATGCGCGACGGCATGTTCCTGCGGTGTGGGCACATGCTTCCTTCCCCAAAAAGCTTCGCTGTTGGGCATCGAACCTTGTGCCATATTCGGCCGGCGAGGTCCGCCAACATCTTCCATCGGTACCGGGGCCGTTGCTCCAAAAATCGGGTCGGGTCGTGGCTGATTCATTGTTTCACCTTCCTGTGATGGTTAGGGCACCTATACAAGCGTGCCCCTCTTTCTTAAGTGTTGACGACGGCGATGCCGCTGCTGCTGCTGGTCGGCACGGGACCCGATACGAGGATTTCCGCCTTCGAAGCAGCGTCATATCCCCAATCGGTATACCCGTATTCGACGCATGCCGGATCGAGAAGGATTGCGCCGCCTGCCGAAGCAACGAGTTTCATCACACCCGTTCCCGCCGAACCGCCCGAAAATGCCGAGGCGTTGTAGAAGATGCAGCGGGTAAATTGCGTGATGCGGTCAATCCCGTCCGCATTCGCTACCAGCACAGCCAGTCCAGCCGCTGCCGTGCTCGCAAGACATGGGAACACGCAATCTTCGAAGACGTTGCGTGCCGCCCCGCTTTGGAACTCGACGCTGGCATTCAAGGCTCCGCGAGAAATCGTATCGAGGCCGATGACGCAATGCTGGAAGAAGTTCTCCCCGGACGTAATCAGCAACGACCGGCTTCCCGCACTTGCGGCAGACGTGGTATCGCCCATGCCGCTGATCTGGCAGTTGTGAAACACGTTGCGGCTGCCCGTGATTTTGACATTGATCTGGTTGGCAACCCCTGTCGCATAGCCTTGAAAGATTTCGAGATTGGCGAAGAAGCATCCATTCCCCGAAACCGTCAGTTGCGGGCCTGCAAATCCGGTTCCCGTCGTGATCGGAGCGAGCCGCGAACGCATCGAAAACCGCGATGGCGCGGAAATACCGACGAGGTGCGCGGCATTCTTTGACCATGTAAAGGTCGTCGTGATGCTCATGCGTGCCGTCGCCGTCGTGGTGCCATTTCCGATTAGTACCAGCACGTCATTGTGGCCCGAGACGAGCAGATTATAGCCGGCCGTCAAGCTCTGAACCGGCCCGACTCCATTGATGCTTTGGTTGGCTGGCGCAATTGGAGTTTGGCCGTTCCAGTTGTCATTGCCGTTTGCCGGATCGAGGTAGTAGATGTTGCCAGTCGTGGCGAAACCGGCTGCCGCGAGCTGCGCTGCAATGGTCGCTGCCGTGAGATTCGTAAACGCGCCGAAATTCACGATGCCGAGAGGATTTCCCATCTGAGCGTCCCCTTCACAAAGCCCTGCGGGGGAGCCGTATGTTTAACGGCTCCCGGTTCCGCAATAGGCTCGGTACTACTGGTTGCCGTAGGACTGGAGCAAGATGAACTTACTCGTTCCAGGGTCCCACACGAACGTTACTGCCGAGTACTGCACACACGTGATGCTGTCCGCGATGTTGTTGCCCGCAGACCATGACGCCGTGCTGTCGCAAAGGCCTGTGAATTGGCAGCTCCCGACAGTCGTGGCGTTACAGCCAACGGGAATCACGACCGAAGTCATGGCCGAGGTTCCCGTTACGTGGAATAGCGTTCCCGAAGGCACCATTGCTGCGGTTCCTGATGCGACGGCCGTATTCGGAATGCCGACACCGGGATTACCGAAACCAGGTACCCATGTTGATGTGATGGTCGAGCAGAGCCACTGCGCTCCGCTTCGAACGTTGACCCACGGAGTCACAAGCGTATTAGCTGTCGTGCAGGCTCCCCCAGCTTCCACGCCTTGGACCGTAGGCGTGCCACCGGGATCATAAGTATACCAAGCCACCGCAGGTCCGCAGAGCACCATTGCGCCAGAAGCATGAGCTGTGCCTGTGGTGCCGTTGATGCCGCGACGAACCTGTGCGACGGTGCCGCTGATGGACCGGATTTCGACCAATTCGCGGTCAATGTAGCAGTCGCTTTGCGGGGTCGTGGAACTCGAGATGATCGGCTGCAGGTTGGCGTTGTACCCGTTGATTCCCGTTGCCGAGGCAACCTGAATCTGCGTATCTCCCGCGCCAGCTTTGGCCGAAAGGGTTGTTTGCCCGAGCGTATACTGCTGCGCATGAGCAAGGTTCGGAATGAGCGAAAGGAGGAAAGCGACCAGTATGACTTTGGGTGTGGTTTTCATGTTCGTTTTCATCTCCTCTACGCGCACGCGATCTTGACGCAGCAGTTGTCGCTGTAGAGCGCGCCAAAACCAAAGGCGCAATCCCAGCGGTTGACCATCTTCGATTGAATCGGGTCCCAAGCCTTAACGTAACGGATGCCCACGCCCGTCTTTTTGTCCACGGTCTGCGTCGCCATTTCAACGGCTTTCGGTACTTCGAATTTGCCGCTGACAAGCGCGAATGCATCCCTGTGAAGCGCAAGGCCGATGGCTCCAGTCTTGCCGTTTGGCGAAGGCGTTCCCGGCCACGCGGTAATCGCTGCTCCGGTAGCGGGAAAGCTGTCCACGTTCTGGTATTGCGAACCCGGCCCGAAGAGCGAAGGCGAGATGTTGAGCACGTCCGCAGAGTTGCCGCCGCCAACTCCCGTGAAGGGAGCGGTAACGACAAACTGCTTGAGCGTGTTCGACAAAACGCGCCGCGTCATCGGGTTAACCTGGTTCACAGCGGCGATGCTGAAGATGTCGCCTTGGTTGAAGGTATCGCCGGCCGTGCAGGTGATTGCCAGCGTCGTTCCTGACTGGCCCGCACCGTTGACGGTTACCGCGCCTGCCTGTGTTCCGGCAGTGAAGCGGTAGAGCGACATCGAGTTGTACCACTCTCCGAAGCCCGACATCTGGCCCATCGAGCCGCGCTTGAACTGCCGAGATATTTCACTCGACGGGTTGAAGAGCGATGCGAGAGCCGGAACCAGTGAAGTCGCCACTTGCGGCGGAATGCACATGATTTTGTCGTCGTTCGGAGGGCACGCCAACTCCTCCATGCGCTGCAAAGCCTGCAGGAAGGTTGTCATGCTGTTGGGATCGACGCCAAGGACGCCGACATAGTTGTTCGCCCACAAGGTAGCGAAATTCGCGGCCTGTGAGTCGATTTCCTGTGCGATTTGGGCAACGGCGGGCTCGATGTACTGTTGGGAGATTTCCTCAAGCGAGCGTTCCATCTTGAGCATCTTTTCCATGTCGTCGTACTCGAAATCCACGCCCTTGACCAAGTTGATGGATGCAGTGGTATTGAGCCGGTTGATGGGCTGCGGCGTGTACCCCAGACCATCGCGGATCGTGAACCTCTGCGGCAGTTTGATTCGTACCGTATCGCCAATGGGGAACTCCTTATCGAAGTCCTCACGCCAATCGGTGTTGAAAATGCTTGCGACGACGAGCTTGTTCAAAAGCAACCGAAGGGCTTCGTCACTGACCCAATCGGTAAAGACAAATGAGTTTGCCAAGTGTTATTTTCCTCGTGATCGGCGCTGAATGTCCCTGCGATTCGCTTCTTCAGCAAACGCAGAGAAATTCCTCCGCGCCACGGCTGCCTTGAGCGGGTCCTCCGTCACGCTTGCCTTTCCCCCTACTTCGCGGGGAGGCTCGGGCGCTTGGGTGACCTTCTTCGTTTCACGAGGAGCAGGTGCTTCTTCTTCCTTGGGCTTTGCGGCCTTTTCGAGTTCCGCGAGAATGGAGTTTTCCATTCCCGAAAGAACGCGAATCGCCTTGGCAGGGTCTTTCTTGCCCATCTCCAAGAGCTTGTCGAGTTCGAACTGACCTCCAAGCGCATAGAGCATGTCGGGCAATACTTCGGACGAATTGAGGAACCATGTCACATGCGGCATGGCGTCACGATTCTTCCACAACGCTTCGAACACCGTTTTCGATACGTCCTTGGCGTCGGGATATTTCTCGTTAACGCGACTCATGCCGTCACGAAGACGGGATTCGAGCTTCGCCTGATCTTCCGCTGCTTGGGCTTTGGCCTGATCGTAAGCGGCTTTCTTGGCAGGATATTCGAGCAGTTCCCCTTCGTGTTTGTCCAAAGCCTCTTCGAACAGCGCGTCGGTAGCGAAATCTACACGACGCGGACGCTTCGGACGTTCCGGTGGGGGCGGCTCCTTGACGGCTTCCGCTGCGGGTTGCGAGTCCGCCTTTTTGCGCGATTCTCGGAAGTCCTGAAACTCCTTCCAGAAATCCTCTTCCTTCAAAACTCCGCGCCGTTCGAGCAATTCCCTGATTTCGACGCTGAGTTCGACCTTACGATCTTCTCCCTTGGGTTTCTTCTGCTCCTCAGCAGCTTGCGAGGCTGCGGGTTTCTCGCTGGCAGGCTTTTCACTTGCCTTGGCGGGGGCCGATTCCGCTGCTTTCGGCTTGATTTCGGGATGCGTACCGTCGAGGAGCCAACGGTCGCGCTGTTTCTCGGTCATCTGTTCGGGATGTACAACGACGGGTTGCGATTCCGTCACGACTGTCGCTGTTTCAGTTGCCATCACGTCTCCTATTGACCTGGGTTGCTCGCGCCAGGACTCGCGGGAACTTGTTGGGCAGCTTCTTGCGCTGCCTGCTGCTGCTGAGCTTGCTGTGCGGCTTGCGCCTGCTGCGCTTCATGGGCATGTTGGGTTGCCTGCATCCCAAGTTCATGCGCCGCACCGTGATTCTCGAGCCAAAACTCCCGGTACATATCCTGCTCTTGCTGGGCTTGCTGCGTCTTGGCTTCGATCAGCGCAATCAGCACCTTTACGTCGTTTTGGAGTTTCTGCTGTTGCAGCCAATACTCGTTGTCTACGACCTTCCCAGCCTTTTCAAGCTGTAGCTTCTGGAGTTGCGCCTGCAATTCCTGAATGACTTGCTGCGATTGCTGGAGTTGCATCTGCCCTTGTGCCATTTGCTGTTGCTGGGCCTGCTGGTCTGGCGGCGGCGAGATGATTTCGGCCATTTCGTCGCCCAGCGGCCCGATATTCTTGAGCTTCACCGCGAGTGCCATCAGCTTTGCCTTTTGGTCCGGCATCAATGGCAGTGCTTCGATGTTGGTCATCAGCAGCGTAATGAAGTCGGACGCCTCTTCACGCTGGCTTTCGAAGTTCGGGCCTGTCGAAACCGTTACTCCATGCTCGCCCGTGGTCGTGTCGTAATGCGTCTTGACTGGATTGCCTTGATCGTCAGGCTCTTCGAAGTCGGGATCGTTGATGCGAATGCTTCGATACGTCTCATCGGCATCGCGCACGCCTACTTCCATCGGCACGTCATAGACAATCGGTATCCACGCATCGAGAACCTTGCCCGTCTGTTCAAGAGAGCAGTTGTAATTGTCGATGAATCCGAAAGAGCCGCGATCTTCCTGTGATTCGACTTGCTGCAATGCCACACCCGATTTCTGATTCTGCCTCTGCGCTGCTGTCGGGAGAGCCGAGATGCCCATTGCTGCTTGAATCGCTCGACGCGCGCCTTCGGCCAAGAGTTCCAACCCTTGTACTTGCGGCTCGTAAGGCTGGCGCTGCGGAGGAGGCAACGGCTGTGCATGGCTGTCGAGAACCATGTCGTATTGCAGGAAGGCGTAAGGCTGCTTGCTGGCGAGTTGCCACTGCTCTTCATGCGTGGCGAATTGACCAACAGCGCCGATGTAGGGCGTCTTGGGCGTCATGCCGACGACTTCTGCCTGACACGACCGAATGTAGCAGTAATACATATACGGGTCCCGCGCCCGTCGAATCAGCGAGAACAGCTTCCGCTTACTGCCTCCGCCCTCATCGACCCATAATTCCTCGCCAAAGCAGGGAATAATCGGAATCCAAGGGATTTCGACTTCCACCGGCTTCGAGAGCAGCTCAACCCCATTCGTCTCGTATTGCGTGACCTTGCGAACCTGCACCTTGCGTTCGCGCTGGATGCGGCTCTCGTCGAAGCTCTTAGGCAGTTCTTCATCCGCGAGGACGATAGGTCCTTCCTTCGAGTTCACGAGATACAGAGTCTTTTGCTCCACGCTGACCTTCCAATACTCGGCCACCATCACTTCGTTGTCCTGAAGCCATTGGGGAGCGAGATTGATGTATTCAGGCGTGAAATCGGTGATCTCCGCATCGGGATACTTGATCTTGAAGTCCTCTTTGCGCATTTTGTCGAGGACGAAGCATCCCATCATGTCCGAGGCATTGAGTTCCTTGTAATTCGGATGGATCAGCACGGAGTCAGGGTTGGGGATGCGCCCAATGTAGAGTTCCTGCTCGAATGTCTCGTCGTCCTTGTAGCGCGATCCAACGCGCCAGAACCCATAGCTGCGCTGCACCGCGCCTTGAAAGCCCGTCGTAAACGCTGCCTGTGCCTTGGAGTTGTACTGAATCTCTCGAATCAGGCTTTCGCGCGTCTGGGCTGTCTTGTCGTCCGCCCCATCGCCTTTCGGGTTGATCTTGATGGCGCGAGGATTCTGCTTCGGATCGTTCAAGAGCTGATTCACGAATTGCGATAGTTCATCGAGAGCAAGGCACGGCCGTTCCGCATCCTTGCGCGCCCGCTTCTCCTGCGGGTCCCATGGATCGCCCGCGACATACCGCATGTCTTTCTTGGCTTCTTCGCGAATGTCGTTCCAAGCGTTCTCGTAATATTCGAACTCGTCGCGGACCTCCTGCAAAATCTCCGCATTCGGGCCGGTATAATAGTCGCTCTTCTTATCCACGACTCGGCTTGCGGCCTCCGCGATGCTGCCTGAAGTTGTAGCTATGGCTTTCCGTCGAGAACCGCTTCTTGTGGCTGACCTTGGCGGGCAGCCCTTTGCGCTTTGTGGCGGCGAAGTCGTGCAACTGCTGATGACTCATCTTCAGCACGCCGCGATTCTTCTTCGATACTGCCGAAGGATTGTGCTCAGCGATTGCCATGAGACGTTGCTGCGCTTTCGAGGTAGACGGCATCAGTTCACCAAGTTTTGCTTCGGATACCACGTACCCATGAGAATTTCGTCGTGCCCGTAAGTCAGTGACACGAAGACTCCCTGCTTGACCAGCATCGCCACCATATCCTCGAATGCTTCGTGTCTGCCGACTCCTACTGCTACGCGTTGCAGCATCCACGAGTTCATCGCTTCGGAGGTAATCACTGGATCGCCTTCCAACGCTGGCACCAATCTTCGGGCAGGATGGGAGACTTCACGCCTTCGCACCGAAACTCGAATGGCGCGGTAATCAGGTGAACACAGGTGGCGCACTTCATCTTCGGAAATGGGGAAGGATGCGTATAGCGGGCTTCGTAATGCGTGACCTTATCTTTTTCCGGCTTTTCGTTCACGCCTGCTCGTTGCCTTCCGATTCTTCCGAGCCGCCGTCTTCCGCTTCTTGCACGTCACTCATGCCCGAGTGCTGCATCATGTGGGCGGCGAACTCCTTGCCCATGCCATTTCCGAATACGTGGTGCTCAGGTTCGTGCTCCATGCTCGTGAAGTGATGCTCGACCGATACGCCGTTCTCGGCCGGCTTGACCATCATGTGCATCAGCACCTTCGCAGGCTTCTTGCTGCGCTGGGGCATCTTCATTTCGTGAGAGGAATAGGATTCGGCCATTTCAGTTTCTCCTGATGTGAATGATTGACGAAAGATCGCATGCCGCGCAGTTGCCGGTGTTCGCAGCTTTATAGGCCATCACCACAATGGTCGTGGCCGTGCTGGACGTCGTGGTCATGGAAGCGGTCGTTCCTGACTGGCCCGACGAGGCAATCCAATACTCATCGCAACCTTGGCCGCTGGAGTTCTGATTTTCCAGCGTGAAATTCATACCCGCCGTGCAAACTGAGCCCGTCGTATTCCAATCGGCTCCGGCGATGATGATGTCGGAGCCGCTCGTCGTGAAGGCACCAGAGGTAACTGACACCGTGGCGCTAGCTCCCATGGCATGCGTATCGAGCACGCTAGATGTCGTATTCATGCCCGACATCTGGACCGCCATCACCCCCACGAATGTTGCCGTGCCGGAACTGAAATGGCAGGTGATCGTGTCGGTCGCTTCTGCCACGGTGTTATAGGCGTAGAAGGCTTCAGTGTAGGCTCCCGCTGTTGCCACTTGTCCGTCTGGCGACGCATGAAAAGTATTCGTGTTGCCGGTATCCGTTACCGTAATCGTGCCGGGGCTGTCGTAGTTGTAGCAGGTAACGTGAAGAAGTTGCCCTGTGGCGATGTTGAGTGTGCTGCTGGTAGGGACCGTCCCCCCTGCGCCGGACGAACCGGAAGCCTTCGCCACAATCGTCTGCGCGTGAGTCGGAACGACGCACACCAGGCACGCTAAGATCGGCAGCACAATTAGCAGGCGCTTCATGGATTCACAATCCAAAAATCGAAGCAGAGCGGATGCGTCGTAAAAGTGCCCATGTTGATCGTGAAGCTCGTTCCCGAACTGCGGCTTGCGACCCGCTGAGCAGTCAATCCCGTGTCGGCAATCGTGTTGCACGTAACGCCTGATATAGTCGCGCTGGTATCCGGCTGCACGAAGACTTCGCTCGTCGCCGCAATGGCAGTCGTGTCAATCACGCAGGTTCCTGCCGAAGTGCCCGTATCGCAGGAGAATTGCCCCGCTGGTGCTGCGCTACAAGCTACGGTGCCAGACGACGAAGCTGCCGAGCAATTCGTGGCCGTGAAGAGCGATGTGCTGGTTAGCGTCGTAAACGTGCCGGCCGCTGGAGTCGTGCCGCCAATGACGCCCGGTACTGCCGGATTGAAGTTGCCTCCCCCTGTGACGTTGATGGTCTCGACTGCAGTCCCGCTTACGTAGGTGCCGATCCGCATTCGAACTGCCACATAGCCCGAAACGCTGGCGGTCCAAAGTCCTGCTCCCGTGGCTGTGGTAACCGCTGCTCCCCCTGCCGATGGAGTGACTGACAACGCTACCCACGTAAGGGCAGGCCCCGTCGCTTCGAATGTGGTGGTTGCCGAAAAGGTGCCGGTGATCTGGAATGAGGCTGTCGAAGCTCCGCTCGGAACGTTTACGATGATGCAATTCGGCGTGCTCGAAGTCGTCGGCGTATTGCACGATGCTGATTGCGAAGTCAGGTTGCCGCTGGTACTGCCATTCGGATTCTGTGTCTGTGCGAATGCAGGTGCCGCAAGGAACAGCAGAATCGGCAGGAACCGCTTCATCGGCCTAGCATCCTGTTCGCCTTGGCTCGAATCTTCGAAGCCGATGCCGGCGACAGCTTGCCGCGCTTGACCATCTGGGTAGCTCTGCCTTTTGCTAGAACGGCGTGTTCCTTGTCATTCATCGGATATTTGCGACTTCCTGGCAGCCCAAACTTGCTGCTGGGTATCTTCTTGCGCTTTGCGGCGTTGAGCTTCATGCGCCCTGCCTCCGAATGTAGTCTTCGAGGGTTCGGGTATTCGTGAGAGCCCCACATATCGAAGGCTCCTCGACATACGGCATCCACATAAAAGGCAATCTGGAGTTAAAGGGAGCCCAAGCGAGAGATTCACGATGCTCTTCCTTGCATTGCTCGCACGAACAGTGTTCTGTCACGACCACACTCCTACTCTTGGCATTGGTCCTGCCTTGGGCTTGGGCGGTGCGAGTTTCACGCCGAACGTCATGGCAAGGCAATCCCCGCAATCGGGGGACGCGAGGCCCCGCTTCTTCATGTCTTCTTTTGCCTCTAGAAAGATGCTGCCGCTGCTCCTGCCGCGCGATACGGAGTATTCGGGTCCGCACAAGTCACTGTCCAACTCCGGGTCGTCAGGTATTTCCGCGCCATCGTTCAGCCAGTTACGCATCTCTCCCCAAACCTCTGTGCGGCGGTTGTAATACATCGCCGGATCACGAGGCGTCGCGCCACCATGAAATTCAAACAGCCCATTGACGAAACCGCGCGCCTTGATGTGGTCCACCGTTCCACCGCCAAGACCGTCCCCGTCTACCACCGTGGCATTGGGTTTTTCACGCTCCATGAACTCAATCGTGCGCTGCGCGACGTTCTCTGTGTCCATGCCTCGATACTTGCCGAGAATGCGGAACTTTCGACCTTGCCTTAGCCCGATGACGGTTTGATCGTCTCCGAAACGTGCAACATCGACCGACAAGATTTTGGGCAGAGATTCGTAACCTTGAGCGCGATACTTGCGACAGGCGGCAACCACGTCGGAAGCGATGAATTGGTTGCTGCCAGCACGGGGAAATTCGCCTCGTACACGTACGCGAACGAAGTCGGAATCTTCGCCATAGTCCTCAATCCATTTGGCTATTTCTTCCTTGTTCGTGCCCTCGACGGTCCTGCTGTCGATCTGAAACGTCTCCCAACGATGCTTGAACTTGCCGAAACACTCGCGGAACCGCCCCGTGTTCTGCGTTGGGTTGCCAAACGCTAGCCAGATGATCTCGGTATCTTCGTCGGTGAGTGCGCCTTCTGCCGTCTCCCATATCTTGTCCGCGATGCCAGAAGCCTCGTCGAATACCAAGACAATCCGCTTGCCTTTGTTGTGCAGCCCCGCGAATGCTTCGACGTTATTCTCCGACCACGGAATATAGTCCGAACGCCACAGCCGTTCATGGCCTTGGTCGCGAACCGTGATGCTTGTCGCTTTCAGGTCCCACCATTCTTTCGTTACCGAAAGCCTGAACCATTCTTCAACCCGGGGGACCGTCTTGGTAGCAAGTTGTGTCCCTGTATTCGCTGTCACCACGATCTTGCAATCGTCGCACGTACTCATGGCCCAATTCTGAATCATGCCGATCAGGGATGACTTGCCGATCCCGTGACCCGAAGCTATTGCTATGCGAATGGGCTGATGCCTGGTTTCGGGATTTGCGAGCTTCGATTCGATCAACTGCAGGATATTGGATTGCCACTTGCGAGGACCTGGGGACTTCTCAAGCTCGCCAGCTTCGCCCCAAGGATAGGCCGTTCGAACGAACAGAGACGGCTTGTGCGCCATCTCGCGAACGAGGACCGCTATTTCCTTCTGTACGTCAACTGCGGTTGGAACGGTCCCACACCTTTTGAATAGTGGCTAGAATCTCAGTCTCGCCATCATCGAGCGGACCCGGACACTCGGAGGCCGCATAATCGAGCATCACCCAAATCTTGCGCCACTGCTCGACAGAAAACTCTAACGCGACGAGTTGCTCAGCTTCGGTTGGCATTTTCAACCCTCAACTTGAATGCTATCAGACTAGCCAGAGAATCGTCTGCCGAATGTTCCACCTTGTCCGTGAACAGCTTCAGGTGCCGGCCGAGCAGTTCGAGGTTCTTGGTCTTGTCATGCAATCGAAGCTTGGTCCGAAGCACAAGCTTGCGCTCGCCATCGCCTTGGCCGCCGGTGGTGTCTTCGGTGATTTCCGCGACGGCCGCAAACTGATCGCGCGTAATCTTCGAAAGGTCAAGCACTGGTTTCCCATCCGAATCGACGCGGGTATAGTCCTGCATGTTCGCATAGCCGAGCTTTGCGATTTCAGCGAGGACCTTTTCTGCGGTGATCTCATATTTGGCGAGCTTCTTTTGAATCGCTTTCACGATTTCAGGCTTCTTAAGGAGGTCGTATCCGATGCTGTGGGCCGAACGCTTGCTGTAACCTGCTCGAATGGCTGCCTTTGTAGCATTCGG